GCGGGTTCCGACAGCTATGACAGCGCCAATATTCGAGCAGCTCTTTCGCTGCTCGTTGGCCTCATGTCGCAGCAGTCTGCGGGCCAGGGAGACACTCTTGTCAACGGAATCATCTAACCTCTTTGAGGTAATATGGACCGCTATACGAGAGGTCTTGTTGGTTTTCTGGCAGGCGTTGTTTTCTCCGTCGTCACCTTTTTGGTGATCTACGAAGTAGCAATCCTTGCCTTCTCGGCGACGGACTAATAACCCGAAGCCGACCGACAACGTACAATTGAGGATAGAATGGACAAGTTGCCTTCTGTACTTAAGAGCCTCGCTCAGGACATTAAGGCCTTACAAATCGAAGTGCCTGTTAAGCACTCCGACCCGTGGGCCGATCCCCGCTCAAGTGCCGTAGCGTCATTGCAGACATCCCTCTTCAAGAAGTTCAAAGATCTTGAAGATACGGATAAGCAAGACAAAGCGGCCTTAGCTAAATTCTTGGCGTGCAATAATGCTTGCCAAGAATGGGATCTGAAGCTGAATACCAGTCTAGATGAAGAACTGTACGGAGAGGTTAAAAACCTCCTCTGGCACTTCTTCACGAGGGCTGGCGAACCCATTGCAGACAGTCTTGACGACTGCTTTATGCACGGTTCGTTAGGGGAGGGGGCCTCTATTGGAGCGCCCCACGAATCGCTATACGCGAAGTTGTTCTCCTCTAATCTCGCTTCACCAAATCCTGGTCTCATATACCATTATGAGAACTACATCTGGAACTATCCCGAATGGCGAAATGCTGAGCTTCTTCGCACAGCATCCTTCGGGTCACCAGTGTGTAGACCGAGTAGCCGACTTAGCTTCGTAGCAAAGAACGACCTCATCTCGCGAACGACCTGTACCGAAACTCCTCTGGGTATGTATTACCAGTTGGGGCTCGGGAACGTCATAAAAGCCAGGCTCCGTGAGTTCTTCGGCATTAGCCTAGAGTCACAACCTGACTACAATCGCGAGCTAGCTCGGATCGGGTCCATAGACGGATCATGGGCAACCATCGATCTGGAATCCGCATCCGACACTATTGGTCTCAAGATGTGTAGAGGTTTGTTACCTCCTCATGTCATGGGATTAATGGAACTTTTACGCAGCAGAAGTACTGCGTACAAGGGCTCAGTCATACCGCTCAACATGGTAAGCACGATGGGAAACGGTTTTACGTTCCCGTTGCAAACTGCCATTTTTGCGGCTGTGGTGAGGGCGGTCATGGCGTCATATGGAGACAAGTCCAAGCGTGCACATGTATTCGGTGACGACATCGTTGTACCAACGATGATGTTTAACCGAGTATGTCGTCTGCTTGGTATACTTGGCTTCAAGGTGAACCATGACAAGTCCTTTTCAGAAGGACCGTTCCGTGAATCGTGCGGTCATGACTACTTTACTGGAGTCAATGTTCGCGGAGTGTACATAAAGTCACTTCGCGATGACCGTGCAATTAACGTCGCCATCAACCGGCTCAACGAATTCTCTATCCTACACGGCATCCCGCTGTGTAGGACGGTGAAAACGTTGATGTCCATGCTGTCGCGGCGGCTCGACATCCCAATGGCAGCTGATGCTGCAGCAGGGATAAGAACCATGGTAACCGTGGCAGAAAGGAGACCGGCTTTCCACAAACCGTTGTGGGCCTATACCTATCTCTGTTGGGAATGGGTCCCCCGTCGCTTCCATTGGAAGCGTCGAGAGCTCCCCGTCCCTAAGGGTAGGCTAGCCTACAACTGTAGTGGTTTGCTGCTCGCCGTGTTGAAGGGCGAAGTAGTC